AGTTCTGGCATTGAAAGACTGTCTTCTAGTTCTTCGTAATTCTTCCAGTGACCTAGAAGAAAAACTTCACCCTCTAAAGCGGCTAAATCTAGTTCTGACCAGCCAGAACCGCTGCCGCTAGAAGGTTTGGGTCGTCCATCTTAATCCCACCACATACCTCAAGTATGCGATTAATTGTGGGGACGTCAAGTGCATCTTCTAGTGCATCTCTATCTGCTACCAACTCTGGTAGTTGTTTTTCAAGTGCTACTGCAACTGCGTCAATTAATACATTGAGTGTTTGATCCTCTGTTGTTGAATCGCTTGCTGCTTGTAATACGAGCATAAACTTTCTTAGCTCTTTGATACTTAAAGGCTTCAGCTTAACTGTTGAGCCATTCTGAAGCGTTAGTTCTTCTACGCTATATACTGTTGTTGCCAATTTAATCCTCCTAGGATCTAGTCTTAATTATTATAACATATAGATATTATCTATACAAATAGAAAAGCCCCCTTTCGGGGGCCTTTCTTGCTTAAATAAATTAAGCTAGAACTCGGTCAATAATCTTACCGTATTCTGAGCCGCTATAGTTAGCGTCTGGTAGAAGACGGAATGTTACTGGGAAAGTTGTTGCTGCGTTACGTGCAAGTGAGAACTGTGACTGTTGTACTGAAAGAACACGACGTGCATAATATACACGCTCTGTTGCTGCGTCTACTTCACCTGTTGTTGTAGTTGCTAGCGTTGGTGCTTGACCAATTGCGAATAGCTGACGTTCTGTTGGGGCAATACCAAGTGATCCTGCCTCAAGTCCTAGTGTAAGAGTCTTGTCATCTGCGCCAGTTGCACCCTTTGTTGGGTAATCATCTGTTGCAGCTCCTGCTGTACCTGCCTTAGTTAGTGTTGCTCCTCCTTGACCGAATACTACCAGAGTGTTCTCTAGTGTACCTTCGGACATTTCGGTTGCAATCATAACCTCCATAGCAGACTTGAAAAGCTTTGCTGTATCTAGAAGCTGATCTACTGTTACTGAATCGTAAGTTGGGTTGTAAGTGATCTGAAGACCATTGTTTGTAAATCCTACGTTACGAACATCTGAAGATGCGTCTAGTGCTACTGCTGCTTTTGTTCTTGCTGTGAAAGAAATTCCACCAGTTGCTCTGTCTAAAAGGTTTTCCTTATAACCAGATACTGTTGAATCGCTTGTTGAAATGTAGAGCGGTGAAGCTCCTACAAGAATATTTTTGGCTGAGTTAAATGCCATTGTTTCGTACCTCCTGTTTTCAAAATATATATATTTTTTTTAAAAATGTAAAACCTTAAATCTTGGCTGGCTAGGCCCTTCCCTCTATATCCAATAATAGAGTATAATACGCCAAAAGGCAAACTATAGGAATCTGCCCGATGAGTCTATATGTCTTGCATATTTAACCTCAAGGATTACGTCCGCAGACAAAAATCCTGCCAGCTCTTCAGATGGGGCTGTTGGAGAGATGTCGGCAACAAATATGCTAAAGAATTTAAACTTTTTTGATATCCCAGAGTAGGCGTTGGTATCCCTAGCCGATTCATCCATTCTTCTAAATAGGTCTGTCATAAGATTTCTGATTTCATTGATCTCTGAGACATCTGTTGAATAAATGGTAAATAAAATTTGCTCACAACATATTGCCCAGTTTTCCTCATAGGATAGGCCTATCTTGTCATAGACGATATGTTTTTTACCGCTTAAAAATTGGTTCATTTCTGGAGACTGCTGGACAGGAATAATTGGGACAATCTCTTGCCCTATATTATCTGAGTAATAATCTGTATCCACAAAAATATCATTAGCCTTTAATTCCGACCAAAGGTATTTTCTTAAATCAATCATTACATCTGCTTTATAATCTGTCATGCTGCACCTCCGAATGCTGAAGCAATTGCTGATTCTGCCTGCATATTTAATGTGTTAGCATTAAATGAATATTTAACTTTTCTAACATCAGACGGGACTCTCATTGCTTTAGTTAATGATGAATTAAATATCTTTTGAAATCCCGACTTTTTTATTGATAAGTTTACTAAATTGCCTGTAAAAAATTGTGCATAAGCTATCTGGAATCTTCCAGTTGCTTTGCCTCCGCCAGGCCTTGTAACGGTCACAGAGGCCCCTTTGGGCATGTATACCACTCCAGTGTTAGTTTCAAATACTAGGCGCTCTGCGTACCTTGGACGGATTGTTAGAGGCATTCCAGCTTCTATCACAGAAGCTTTGTTTATAAACACATGCTTTCTTTTTCCAAAATTATTTGGAACGGATGATTTAGATGGCAAAAAATTAGATACTATTTTAAATGAAAGACCGCTTGCGGGCATCATTGTAAGGTTAAACAATCTTGCGCTTTTGCTGCCCGTCTTGTTCCATTCGTACATATGGTGTAAAGATTTAGGATTTACTCTTGCCTGAGAGTCTACATACAATCCAAAGTCTTGTTCTATTTGATTAAATATAACTGACTGAAATTTCTTTTCAAATGCCTTGTTTGTTGCTAACTTGGACACAACTTGAGCTTGATAATAAACTGCAGCAGATATTTGTGCCACTGTGCTGTCTTTTAAAATTTTGCCTTTAGTACCAGACATGCCTTTTTGCAATCCGCTGGCTGCTGTAACTAGTAGAGAGCTATTGTCCAATTACCTGGTTCTCCGATCTTTTCATTGATGAGTTATATGCAACCACTCTTCCAAATGGGTCTGTAATTGGAGTAGTGCCCATAACTTCAAATACTGTTGGAGTGTCTGTTGGAAAATTTATTTCTACCCAAATTACATTGCCGTCAATATCTCTTATATTAGTTACCTTTTCTCTGGCAGTTAATCTTTCAGCAGTTCTTACTTGAATAGTTTGATCATTAGTGTATCTATTACCAAATACCTGTTTGTCTCCTGAACCCGATGTAGATGAGTTACCTATTACACCCTTGGCATGGCAAGATACGCTTTTATAGTAATGCCATTCTTTTAAAATAGCCCCTGTGTCTTCGTTTTGTGTATCAAACTGTCTGTAAACGTCTAACGTCATAGACAGAACGGAGTCTATGAGGTTATTCATTTAGATTACTACCGATCTTGATAGAACGTAGTCTGAAAGCAATTGGTCTGCGTAGTTGTTTCCAGTTCCACTAAATGATTGATCTGCATATTTAAAGTTCCAGTCAAAAGTCTGAATACTCTGTATATATTTATTTCTCCATACTTTGTCTTTAGAGAAATAGTCTTTCATTAATTCTATTGCAGCTAGCTCGACATTGTCTGGAACCTTTTCCCAACCGAATCTTCCATGAACTCTATATGGAACTCCAGACTGAAAAACTCCATAGCTGTAATCATTTATGCTTGGAGGTATCATTCCATTTGCCACATAAACTGTGTTGTCTATCATTGAAGCACGATTGATTCTGATACCGTATGCACTCTCACTGATAACAACATCATAATTCCAATTATTTATTTCATTGATATTGTCTAATAGTAATATGTCGTTTGCGTGTAAATAATGCAATTCATGAATTCTTGAAGGCAATGGCAGGGTATCTGAATTATCTCCGTATACAACAACAGTTTCGTCTTCTAAATAAAATCTCTGTCCTGTGTGCTGCTCTATAATCTTTCGAGCATATTTTTCTGCCAAAATAAGATCTCTATAGGACTTATAGTTTGGGTCAGAGGAGTCTGTGCTAAAATTTAAATCTGATACGTGATTAAAATCTACGTACGGAGTAATAACAAAAACTTCATCATCATGCTTTACTGTAGTTCCATTTACAGAGTAATTCCAACTTAATCTTAAAGTTTTGCTTCTGTCTGTAAATTGATATGGAATATTGACGGTATATGTACCAGGGTTGTTTTCATCCAGGGATGCTGTGAGCGTGGCAAGCAGCTGTGTAGGACTAATTGTTGGACTTACAGCTACATCTAAGGTGACGTCATACAACGCTACCGTTGGAAGAGAGTCTGCATTTGCAACATCACCATTCCAGAAAACTTTATGTGTTATTGGTGATTGACTCTTTATTAAAACCTCGGCCATTTATTTAGGTTTGTTTAGCCGTAATACTCCTGAACTTCCTTTGGAGTTGCTAAACGAAAACCTTCCTCCTTGTCAAAAATTTCTTGAGCGTCTTCTGATGTCATTGCGACAAAAGGATGCTCTTTTGTAAAAGTAAAACCTAGAATATCATACCTGTAATTATCTCTAGTCATTCTAACTAGCATTGTATTTTCTGGCTGAGAATCAGGATTAAATCTTGGAAGAATTTCTTCTGCTTCATCACTAAATTCGTCTGCCGCTTTTTCAATATCCTGGATAGTCTTTTGGTAAACAGACCATGTTACTCCCTCTTCGGCAAGAGCGGCAACAATATCGGCCTTGTTCTTTAGTCCATCAGTATCAACTGCAAAATCTTCTGCAATTTTTCTGAGTTCTGCTACTTTCAATGTCTCAAATGACATATATTCTCCTTTGTTAGGTTCCTTAATTATAGCATTGTTAAATTAAAATGAAAAGCCCCCAAAATTAATTGGGGGCCTTTCGGGGTCTATTTCTTAATTAATTAAGAAGCAACCTTAACGTTCTTTACGACTACCCAAGCATCTGCTTGTTCAATCTGAACACCTACACGAGTATACATTGTGTACTCGATTGTGTCCTTACGTGGTACGAAGAAGCGGTAAACGGTTACGTCACGCTTGATTCCAATAACTACGTTATTTGGGAATGTCAAGTGGATATCTCCATGTGAACCAGCGGCTCCTGAATGTGTTCCAGTCTGTGTCTCTGGAAGTAGTGGAACTTCAACAATTGGAATACCAAATGCGAATGGTGCCACATATCCTGCAGGTCCACCTAGTGGTGCAACTCCTCCACGAATTACGCTTGAAGCGATATCCTGTGGGATTGTCTGATTTGTTCCAATGCTGTTAGCATATAGGAAATCCTGAATCAAGTTTGATCCAGCAAGGAAGCGAAGGTCTCCACGACGTTGCTTGTACTTACGTGGCATAGCCTTAAGTGCCTTGTTGAATACTTCACGTGATACGTTAGCGCCAGCTGCGTCTACGACACGACCTGATGCCTTTGCCTTCTTTACAACGCCATCAAATGACTTGTAAAGAGCGTCTCCTGTATTAGATGCATCACCGTTAAGAATAACATCTTCGATGTCATTTCCTGCCTGTGTTGCCATCAAACGTGCAATGTGATCTTCTAGATCTGCACCTTCGATGTTATCTTCTAGAGACTCTGTTGAAAGCTCCCAATCCATGCGTAGCTTCTTTGTTGTCAAAGAAATCTTTGAGAAAGTTACTGCTGAGTTAACTGCAGTATTGTCTGCCTCTGTCGCAAGCTTCATAAGCTTTTCGCCTACTGACATGCGATCAATTTCTGCTGTGTCTGACTTCATACGAACTGTACGTGCGACCTTACCGATTACGGTTGCGTCGAACATATAGTCAAGGAAGCGAGCAGATTGTTCTGGGTTTAGAAGTCCACCGTTGCCATTTTCTGACGCTACGTGTACTCCTGTTCCACCAGTTGTTGAACCGAATCCTGTTGATACCTGAGTACCAGCGTTTACGGCCTTTTCTAATGTTTCATTGCTCATTATTTTATACCTACCTTAGTTAAATATTTCGTTTACGGAACCGAGGAAAGAACCGTTCCATTTAGATTTTCTGATTGTTACTTCTTCGGATCGGCCAAGATCTGAAGACTTCTTAATTGCAGTCTCTGATTCTACTGCATCGACACGCTTTTGTACACCATCAATCGTGCTCTTGATGTTATTTACAGCGTTTGAAAGCGCTGTGTGTTGTTCTGCCAACTCTGAAATTTTGATATCTACGCTCTTGCTGAAAGCTTCAACAGTCTCTTGTATTGTTGTTACTTGTGCTGCATTTACTTCAGATGCCTTATTTAGAGTTTCTGAGAAAAAGCCTTTTAGATCGCCTAACATCTTCGCAAAATCAGGTTCATCAACCTCAACTTCTGATACGTCGGCTGCTTTTTCTAGAGTTTCGGCAGAAGCGTCTGCAACTGCATCTTCTGCAGCT